TTGCTCCACAAATTCTCTAAACACTCCTCGGTGATTAGCATTTACACTATCGTCGCCAAAGATTGCTCCGATAAGTGCCCACGCCTCTTTTTCCGTGTATCCCATGTTCCTAAGCGCACAGTAAACATTAAACGCGTTATCAATGGTGCCAGCTTGTGTTGTTATTGAGCTGCCACTCCTGACCGTCATCCTCGGTTTGTAAGCCACCCCATTGGACGTGGTGGCCTTATTCTTATAAATCTCCTTGTATAATCTGCGAAATTCGCCACGGTGTTCCGGTGCGTAATAGCGCATATATGCTGGTAATAACAAGAGATTAGAATAGTCCGGGCTTTGGGTCCCATCCAGGCAAGTGTAATCGCCCTCTTCTAAATCCTCAGTTGGTTCCATTTGCATTACCTGGTCAAGTCTCTCAACAATCTGACGTGGTGGTTTGCCGGGGCAATACCAGTCATGTTGCTTGAGTACATGAGCCATTGGTAAGCTAAATGCGGAGGATTGGATGGTGATTTCTGGGGACATGGTCGATATGTTCCGTGGTGGTTTAGCGGAACCATATGTCTCAGTCTTGATGAAAGCTTTGATGGAATTTTCTGTATTGGTCGACATCATCGGGGCAACTTGATCGAAGCGTCCCCTTTGGGCTTTCTTATCCTGAGATTCACGTACTTCACCGATTGATAATGGTACACCCGTACCTACCAGACGTTGTGGTATGAGCCGATGAACGAATTCGTCTGCATATTTGCGGTATTTAGGAGGAAAGCGCTTGACGTTCTTTACAGCGTCTAATCTCCCTTCAATGCATGCTAGATCAGCATTGTACCCCTTTGCCGCAAATAAGGCCGGTTGCGATGTTAATGGTGATGATATTACCTGGCCTGGCATCTTCGGGTCCTCCGTCACCAAGCCCGGTTGTTTGGGCAAGGCTTGGTACATTGTTGGGAAGGCCCCAGTCTTCACTACATTAGGCCTGATTGTGATGGCCTCCGTGAAACACTTAAACAATATAGGTGCATCACGGGTATGATTCTGGTGCTTAGCTTCCTTTAACATACGCTCGACGTCGGATACGAATGGTGCGCTGTCTTTGAATTGCAAACGAGTGCGAATAGCTTCGAATAACTTCCCATTGATGTTAACGGAGTAGTTCGAGCCTTCTTCACCAATGGATAGTATATCAGATATTGGTTCCCAGAGAGTCTTAAGACCGTTGTTTTTAACTGTCTTACGCATGAGTAGGTTTTGCCACCAGTCAGTATAAACAGCAATCCACAAAGGATCGGTTATCTTGGCTTTAGGTAGCAACCATATTAGGCGATGCTGTTCATCACCTTTAATGCGTCTCTGTTCAATATCGAATACGAGCAAATTTCCTTCCATGTCAATAGTGTTGACGGTGTCTCCTTTGTAGTCCCACAGTTGATGTTTGTATCTTCCTCCTCCGGATACATAATACTGCAATTCATCGCCTTCAAATTGAAAGCTGTACTCTTCATTGGTATAATTTAAAGTATCTGGTACCAATGAATACATACAAATGGGTTTCCACAAGTTCAGCCACCTAGGCATATCAGCATAATAATCAACATCAGTGAAAATTAATGCACTGTTGTCAGTTATCGGATCAGATCGATAAGGTATCCCGAAATCTTTAGCGCAATAAAAATAGCGGTTCCCCGCACCATCGTCTCTTCTTGAAGAAGATACGCTGTACGGGTCATAGCCTGCGCGTTTCGCCGCCTCAGTCAAGTACACATTTGCCGAAGATCGGAATTCAGCTGATTTTGGATGTGAATGGACTGGGTTGCAAGGAAAGATTTCGATGCTGTCGCCTGCTGGAACGAAGGATGGACGTAAATCTGGTTTACGGATAATGCTCTTCTCCATCAGCGCAGAGTAATACTGCACATTCGGCGGAAAACAACCACCTACAGTCATAAGCCGATAGCGCACCAAAGCCCAGGTGAATCTGCACGTGTTTATCAAGTATCGCACCATGATATTACGATCGTCCCCAGGTGGAACGAATTCATACCTGTTGACGAAGCGGTGATATAACTTGATGTATAGCTGCAAAGCTTTGTAAGCAGCGGCAGAACCTCCGAGGAGTGCAATCACGGTCTTAGGGTGATTGTAGCTCCATACAATGGGAGAGCATGCTCCCACTGCAAACTTGGTTAGCGTAGACGTAGACATTGTAAGTGTTGATAGGTTTTATT